TAAGCAGCAGGAGTGGGCGGACGGCGCACGAGCTGCTGTTTCAGTGCGGGGTGTGCAGGGTTGCGTTGCAGGCTGCCGTCGGGTTGGCGGATGAAACTGCCGCCGACATGAGGGTCGGCAGCAGGCGTCGATTCAGCGGGAACAACGGCATTGGTCACCGTCGTTTCTGTCGGTGTTGGCGCGACTTCGCGCGAGGACTTCATAGATAGCTCCAGGTGGTGAACTGCAGAACAGCGGAGTGGCACAGCACGCCGCAGAACATGACGGGGCCGGCATCGAGCACCTGCACGTACTGCGGTCCCTCGCCCATCGCGCCCATGGGATCTGGCTCGCAAGTGCCGCCGAACGTGGGATCGGCGCGCACGGCATCGCGGAAGGTTTCGATCAGGTCGTCGAAGACAAGCTCGCTGCCTTCTTCGTCGTTCAAGGCCATGTAGCCGCGCAGCTGCCAGGTGTGGCGCTCCGCGCCGCGCCCGAAGGCGACCGCCAGCTCCTGCGTGGATTCGCGCGTCAAGGTCCAGCCGCGTAACTGCTGCGTGCCGTCGTCGCGGTCGAAGACGAACAGACGGCGGAACTCGGTTTCATTGCGGTGGAAGCGCTGGCGGTCGTGGACGGGACCGGTGTGCGGCACAGAATGCGCCAGGGCGACGATCGCCGAGCGAACGGTAGCGAGCTGGCTCATGCGGGCGCGCCTCCAGCCGAACCCGCAAGGTGCGCCGCCACGCGTCCACACGCGTCCTCAAACATCCTGAGGACGTATGGCTCGTGCTTCTGATAGACGTTCTGGAAGGGATGCTTGGCCGCAATGCCCTTCGCCTTGATCTTGCGGGAGATCAGGAAAGCCACGCCAGGGGCATCCTTCGGTGCCACACCCAGGATGCCGATCGCCCACATCGCGAGCGCCTCGCGGCCTTCCCTGCTGACGCCCTTGCCCGGCTTGCGGCCATGTTCGATCACCGGCGCATAGGCCGATGGCGTGCCGACCACACCGAGCACGCCGGTCGGGGTGCTGAAGACGTCTGAGCTGATCTGCTGGCGTGAATGGAAGATGCCGGTTGGCCAGGCTTCCTTGACCTCGCGCTCCAGCAGCATCGTGGCTTCGGTTGCCGCGGCGGTCAGTTCGCGTTCGGCCACGACCGGCGCTTCCTTAAAGCCACGGGTGAGCGCTGCCAGCGAATGGGCGGACAGCGCCAGCCGGGCGTCGATCGCGCTGACAACGCTCACGATGCGCTCTCCACACCGAGGCTAACCAGGCGCGCGCGTAGCCGCCCGGCCCAGGTTCCGGTGATGGCCGCGGGTTGACCGCGACCGAGACCGGAGGCGGTACCTCCCATCGGATCGGACTTGCCGATGCCGTCGAAGTACGCGGCGCGCCATTCCTTTGCCGCGGCGCGGTAGTTGCGCGCGCGGGTATCGGTTGAGGACTTGTCGGCGCCGATCGGGGTCTCGCGCTCCCCGCTGTAGTAGGTCGCAAGCTGCTTGCACAGCAAGTGCGCGGCGTAGCTTGCGACGGCCTCGCGGTGGCTGGCCGGAATCGTGTCCTGCTGACTAGCACCTCCCGTTAGGACGTGTGGGGCGGCATAGCGCACGCGCACAACATCACCGGCGTCCAGCGCATCGGTCACGACCAGCTGCTGCCGGTCGGGTTCCTGGTACACCGCCAACTCGATCACCGAACGCGGCTGCACGCCGATCGGGAACTCCGCATCCAGCAGGTAGGCACCGATAGTCCAGTCGGCTGGCAACGGGCCGAGGAAGCCGGCCTGGAGCCAGGTCACGTCTTCGGCGAGGTGCCGCTCCACGTCGTTGCTGTAGCGCAGGCGGGCCAGCTCGATCGCGCGGTCACGCTCGGTGGTGCTGAGCACACTGGCCTGGTCGCGCACCATGCTGTCGACGAGCTGCTGATAGTCGGCAAGAGCCATTTGGGTCTGGATCGAAAGATTGGGAGGAATAGGTGGCCGGGGTGAACCACCACAGGTGCCCCGGCCGGGCTGTTAGGGAGCCACCCCGTTGCGGGACCAGGTCCGCGCAATTCTTTGCATGCCGTGTGGCGTCATCAAGGCTGGTATCAAGGCACCACGGCCTTGGTCACACCCTTGAAGCCGTCGACCAGCACGTTGCCGCCGTAGATGTGGCGGATCTTGTAGGTCACCTTGTCATTGCTGAACAGCGAGCCGACGTTGGCTTGGTCCTGCACGAACAGTTCCGGTTCTTCGCGGCCGGCCAGGAAGCCAATCTCCAGCACCGGCAGCCGGGCGGGATCTGCCAAGGTGCACCAGTCATTCGCGTCGGTCCAGTAGCTGGGCGCGATCACATCCATGTTCAGCGTCTGCTGGAACGTCTTGTCCAGGTTGGTGTTGCGGTTGAACAGGTTGATGGCCGCTTCCTGCAGTTCGAAGGGAACGAGCAGGGATCTGGGCGCGGTGACCAGCCGCTTGCCGCTGCCGAAGCGGTTTTGCTTCAGCATGGCCAGGCGGTGGGCGGAAACTTCCGCCGCGGAGAACGGTGCCACGAACAGGTTGTTGTGGCTGGCGTGGAACAACGTCACCGCGTCGTAGATGACCGGGTTGGTCCGGAAGAAGTCGAACACGAACTCGTACAGCGTGTTCTTGGCCGACAGGGCCAGCTCCTGCGGAATGCGACGGATCGCCTGCACGTCGTCGTTGGTGATCGCCTCCAGGGTCACGTCTTCCGTGCCACCGCGCTTGGCGACCGCGTAGGTGGCTTCTTCGTCGCCCGGCGAGCTGAGCGCCGTGTAGCTGGCACCCTGTGCCACCGTCGGCAGGTTGGAGTAGCCACCGATGCGGATCCGGTGCTGGGTACGGAAGTCGTTGACCGGTCCCCAGGTGCAGACCCGCTTCCAGTCGTCCAGCTCGGTCATGCCGATGTAGATGGCCTGCATGCGGCGGGTGATGGCGTCGCCCAGTGCGTTCGCGAAGGTGCTGGACAGGATGGATTCACGGAACGCACCATCGTCAGTACCCAGGCTCTCGCGCAGGCGGCTGGCATCGCAGTGGCGCAGCTCGCCGGTCACGTTGCGGTCGCCGGTGATCTCCACATAGCACTCACGGAACGAGTGGACGCGGCGGTGGTCCTTGTGCATTGGATCGAAGAACGCGTTCAGCATGTCGGTGACGACCACGCTGCGGTCGACGACTTCGATGCGGCCAGAACCATGGCTTGGCGTACCAAAGGATGGGACGCGCACGCTGCCGGACTCGGTCAGGCGGGCCAAGTAGGCGCTTTCTTCTGAGATCGCGGCTTCCAGTTCGGCCTCGGTGAAGCGGGACAGGCTGTCAATCCGGGCCTGCAGCTTGTCCTTGGCGATCTGGGGGAGCTTGGTGGCGGCGATGCGGGAAGCCGCCTTTTGGCGCAGGGCGATCATCGCCATCTCCGCGCGGGTCACCGGGGCGTCGTCCTCGTTCTCCGAACCTTGGCTCTCGACCATGCGCTGGGCGGTGGGATCGGCTGCATGCGAGGCTGCTGGCGCAGCCGGGGCTGGAGCGGGAGCGGGAGCGGGTGCGGTGGATGGAGCAGACGTGGCCGGAGCAGAAGCCGGCGCTGGAGCCGGAGCTTTGGCAGCGGCCGGGGCCGCGGCGGGCTCACCGCAGATCGACTCGTGCAATCGCACCAGGTCGTCGTCGCCGATGGTGTCGACGTTGATGGCCGCGTGCTTCGCAGCATCCTTCGACTTGATCGCCTCGAGCAGGCGTTGCTTCCACAGGGGCATGGGGTCTCCGGTTGGGGGAATGGGTTGAAGGGCGGTGGTGGCGGGGGTGGAGGATGAAGAAGCAGCTGGCGCGGGGACAGGCGCGGGTGCGATGTCCGCCGCGGCTTCGGTCAGCCGGTCCAGCCGGCCGCCGGCACCAGGCTCCACGATCAGGTCCACGCTGTTGACCTTGGTGAAGCGGCTGGCTTCGCGCAGGCGGGTCGTGCCCTGCATGCGGGTTGTGGTCTTGGCCACCGCATCGATGGACAGGCCCATCAGGTTGGCCATGCCACGCTTGACGGCTTCGGTCATCTTGGTGACGACGGCATCGCTGGGATCAATGGGACGGAAGGTGCCGATGAGTGCACCGCTGTCGGCGCCCTGGCCTTCGGCGAATCGCACGCCGTAGATGCCGCCGATCAGGTTCTGCACCGCCTTGCCCTTCCCGGCGGTGTGCTCGTCATCGGACTTGACGAAGACGCGCACGCCTTCAAAAAGTCTGGTGGCTTCGCGCAAGGTGGCGTCGGGATAGAAGTTGCGGTTGCCGCTGATACCGGCGCGGATGAGGGTGACCTCGATCGAGCCGTCGGTGGCTTCGCGGAAGGCGGTGGCGTCCTCGGCCACGTGAACAGTCTCGCCCGGCATCAGTCGCCTTGCTGATCGGCCGAGCTGAACTTGCGGCCGTCCTTGGTGACGACCACGACGTGGCTGCGGTAGTCCTTGTACGCCAGGACTTCTTCGGCTGCGATGGGCACGTAGCGCGTCGCCTGCTTGGTAACGGGATTGCCTTCGGCGTCCTTGCCGTCGGTGACGGTCTCGACGATCGCGCGCTTGACGCGTTTGGCCGCCTCGGTGGCGGTCAGGTCCTTCTGCAGTGCGGGTGCCTTGTCGGCATCGGGCATGTGGGTCTCTCCATGTTGCCTCGGGTGTCGAAGCGATGGAGAGACTTTGCGCGCGGGGGGCGAATTATCTAAGGCTGAACGAGTTCAGGTATGGCGATACTTGAGGGTCCCGACGAAGAAATCCAAAACTCAAACAACCATGGCCACTCAATCATTGTCGCCCACGGAGTCAGGGCATGACGCGCCTATCGCGGCAAAGGAAGATGACTTGCTCGGCGCGAACCTGGTCGCCCGCGCAATCTATCGAACGATCTGTGTGACGCCCCCGAACTGGTCGACGCGTATTGGCATTTATGGGTCCTGGGGTAGCGGAAAAACAAGCATCCTGAATCTCCTCGAGTCACTGGCAAAGGAGGATCAAGCGATCGTTGTGCGATTCTCTGCGTGGGCCGCTTCGGGAGAAACCGGAGTACTTCGCCAGTTCTACGACGCATTGGCGAAGGAACTGGAGAAAGAAGGAACGCACAGGCCGAAGATGGCGCAGGCGAAGCGCTTCGTCGGCAAATTGCGTGGATACCTTGGCGACTTGAAGGGCATCGCAAAGGTCGCAGAAGACTGGTCACCACTTCCCAAGGGCACTGCCGACGCTGCTTTCGGCGTGGCGCAAACAGCGTTCGAAGCATTCGCCATCAACAAGGCTGACCTAGACGCGCTCGCCCAGAACCTGGAAGGCCGCCGGGTCGTCGTCTTCATCGACGACTTGGATCGCGCCGACCCGAAGCTTATCCCCAAGACACTTTTGGCCCTGCGGGAAATGCTGGACTGGCCAAATTTCAGCTTTGTTCTTGCCTTCGATCGCAAAGTAGTTGGCAGCGCTCTTGCGGAGTATTCCAAAGCCTACGGCGAGAACGCCCAGATGTTCCTCGAGAAGGTCGTCGACGTGCCTTTCGAG